AAGTCAACGCCAGCAGGAAGTTCTTCAATCGTTCCGGGTGATGAATCGACAGGCAAGTTGCCGTCATCATCAATTTCCCCCGTCCAGCCGTCCGGTGTAGCCTTAGTGAAAAAGCCCATCTTTGCGGCTCCGGTTCTAGCTGCAACAAGCTCGGCTTCTGCATAGCCGTCTAACATCTTGAGCCTGTTCATTGAGCTAACAAGCCAAGGAATGCCACGGCTTTGCTCTGGCCGCTCTGTTTTAAACGGGTGAATGATTTCTTCGGCTGGTACTCGAATTCTTCGCTTAAAATCAGCATTGAATTGTGAGTCACCCGGATGGTTGCCGAGAAGGTGATATGCAACCGGGCGGCGGTATGAATCAAGCTCGACACCAAAGCGGATTTCGTTGCCGTTATCAGCTCGGGCGTTATAGCTGTCGTCTAGCAAGTCGGCTTCAAGAATCTGCAAGCAAAGCCCAGTGCTTTTCTTAATCATGCGAATAAGCACTTCACCGTCACGGGCAATGCAGCGAAGGATTAAGCGTTGAACGTCAACCCATGAGTGGCGTCCTGTGACTTCGCAGTTGCCTACTTTGCTCCACTGCTTCCAAGCTCGTTCAATGATATTGTTTGCAATTTCGTCAAGTTTACCACCCGGCTCTTTAGCCCTTACTTGTAAAGACACACCCTTTTCGCCAAGCGTGTTGTTTTCTAAACTACGCAAGAAACCTTTTACCCACTCATTATTTCGCTCAAGGTCACGTGAGCGGTCACGAAGAATTGGAAGCTGGCCTTTAAGCTCACCATCTTGCGACAGGCAGGCAGTAATCCAGTCGAGCGTCAGACGGCTTGACTGGGTTGCGTTGAATCTGCGAACGGCGGTTTTTGGCGGTGAGAATTTGCGCTTTAGGTATTGAATCATCTGAATTGAATTTTCAAAGTTTTTCGGTGACGGTTGACTGATGCCTTCAATGTTTCCGCTTCTTGTCGCCAACGGTCACGGCTTTTTTCCAAATCAGCGATGCTTGCAAGTGTCAAACTTTGGTCTCCAAAGCTGGTTGCACTAGCCGTCTTTTCATAAAGTGTTCCAAGAGTTGTCTCTATCTTGGTAATCATCGCCAACGCTGAGGTCAGCTTTTCTTCGTCAGTTTTGTCGGCCATTGAATTTGACTAAATGTCAAACTCTACCAATCATTTACCCATCCGCCTTTTTTTCCACGGGCTTTCTTTTTTGATTTGGCGGCTTTTTCCTTTGGCGGGTCTTGAATGCTTTGCTTGAGCTTGTCCCAGTTCACTCGCATCAGTGATAGTGCAGCAGTTGCATAGACTCGGATGTCCAAAGCTTCGTTTCGTGCTTTGCTTGGGTTTTCAAAACGTGTGTACGGCACACCGTTTTTGTAGCGTGTCACCTTTGTCTCGCTAACAAGCTGACGAAACCAATCTTCTGGTCGGTCATTTGGGAAGTGCATAAAGCCGCTTCCCTTTTCGCCAAGCGAAAGTCTGGAGTAAGTCAATTCCTTAGCCGTATCAGTTCCAACGCTAAACAGCGCGGCTCTTTCTGCTCCCCTTCTTGTCGGTCTTCCAACTAATGGGACACCCGGGCCACCCATTCCTTTGCAAGCGTAGACTCTTCGGCCTTCGCGCGGCTTGGTGAATGAATAGACTGCCTTGGTTTTGTGACCGGAGTCGATAAACGTGCAAGTGATTGGCAGCTCCACCCCGCTGGGGTGTGTGAACTTCTTTTGCAGAATCTCATCAAGCGCGGCCTGTGTGTCTGGTGAGTTAAAATCACCCATGACGTTGTAATGGTCAATGCTCCAAGACTCTTCTCCTTCTCCCCAGCCGACAATCTCAACCTCAAATCGGTCACCTTGAATGTCAACGCCAGCCGTAAGAATGAGAGCATCTTTCGGGAAATCACCCCAATCTTCCCGGCGCAGCATTAACGGCTCCCATGCTACGCTTTCGCCCTCATCTTCCCAAGTTTCGGCTAAAAACGTGTTTATCCACGTCCTAAGCGTCTCTTTTCCCGCTTTTTTGGCTTTGATGTTGTCAGCAGCCATCTGGTGAAGTCGCGATTTGTAACCCTTTTTGTGCCGGAAAAGTGATGCTATTCCGGGCAAATGATAGCCCCGGCTTGACCGTTCCGGGTAGGTTGCCACCCATTTGCCTGCCTTGACCATCTCAATGCGCTGCTCATCAGTCAGCTTTGCCTTGCAACCTTCACATTGCAGCCATGCATCACTACCGTTTTCCGCTTCCCATTGCACGTTTACCCATTTTAAGCTCTGAGAATAGCCGCATTCTGGGCAATCAACGTGGAATCTTCGCTGGTCACTTGCTTCAAACTCAGTCTCAACTCTACTCCGGCCCTTTACTGTTGGAGTTGATGTCATTACGATTACAGCGTTCCAGAATGTTTCTGTTCGTCTTATCGCCAAACTAGACGGGTCACCTTCGCTTCCTGCTGTGACTGGGTAGCGGTCAACTTCATCAAGTAAGACAACCCGCCTTGGACGTGATGCCAAGCCAGCCGGGGCATTAGCTCCAGCAATCGCCAAGTTGCCACCCGGAAAGGTCTTGTGTAAAATTGTGTTGCCGCTAGTGCGAGATTTCACGTCTGCAATTTTGTCTTTGATTCTTGGCGTGTCCCGGCACATCGGTGCAAGTCGCTCTTTTGACCATGCTTCACCCATCTCAATGGTCGGCTGCACCATCAGCATCGGTGACGGCTCGACATCAACGAAATATCCAATCATGTTGTTGAGAACTTCAGTCTTTCCTAGTTGCGCTCCCACCATCAACACAGTCCCGGTTGCTTCCGGGTCGTTGATTGAGTCCATCCATTCGCGAGCGTATGGCGTCACGTCAGAAGAATACTTTCCCGGCTGCCCTGATGACTCAGGCGAAAGAAAGCGGTATTCATCAGCCCACTCTGAAACTGTTACCCGTGGCGGCGGTTCACAAACCGAAAGCCATGATTGAATGATTTTCTCAACCTTGCTCACTCAATCCTTTTATTTTGATTTTTAAACCTGATAGGTTTTTTAAACATTTATCTTTTGCTTCATCGGTCACTGCATCATTTAGAATTACGTTTTTTATTGCCGCCATGATTTCTTGACCAGCCCTTTCTACATCTTCAACAGGAATAAGCTCGCCGCGAGTTCGGGCATTAGCAAGTTCTAGCTTATCGGCTTCTTCCTTGGTTCGTCGCAGTTGCTGCTTTTTGATTTCAGTCGGGTCAGCTGTGTCACTATCCCATTGATTCACTTTTCGTTCTTGCAGATAAGCAATGTAAGCCCGGACACTAGGCCAAAGGTCATAGCGTCCCCGTCCTGACTTCTGAATAATACCGTCAGCAGCTAATTGCTGAACACGAACAGAAGTAAGATTGAACAGCTTTGCAAGGGTAGAAACTGGAACAGTTGGTGATTTCACGTTGTATTTTGTGATGTTGTCCTTATTCGCCATTATTCTTTAGAAGGATGGAGCGCATCGGTCGGAGTTGCACCGCCCTTTCCAGACTGGAGGTCTGGCGTGTCACTGGTTTCACTTGATGCGCGTTTCGGATAAGGCTTGGATAAAACAATTATGTTTTTTCTCATATTTTTGTCAAGTGGCATCAAATATGTATGTTTTCCTGCCACTTTCTTTTTTCGTAAATTCCTCTGGTCAACACCAGAATCATCAACAGTTTTTTTGTGTGACCATTTGTTTTTGTACCAAACTTTTACTGAACTTGCAGAAAGTCCTTTGTAAATCCAGTTGCCTGCTTGATACACACCACCATAATGACCTTCTTCTGGGTCAGCATATGAAATAATTAACTTAAGTCCGGGGTTTTTCTTTTTAAGAAACTTTATTGCCAATGCAGATATTCTGGAAACTGCATTTTTGTGCTTAGTTAAAGCAATCCTAACAAGCTCACAAGCTTGATTTTGTTTTAAATCAAATGCTTTGCTCATGTTGTGATTTGCACCATGCCCAAAAATTACAACTCCAATGAATTTCCCAAACTCCCAGACACCTATTTTAACTAATTTTCCTGATGGCATACATTTTGAATAGTGCCAATTTTCACAAGCATATTTTGAAGCTTCATAAGTTGCCCAGTCTATTTTCAAATCATTCTTGCTCATGCTCTCTTGAGTCAAATGTTTTAAAGCAATGCGGGCATTTTACAATTTTAGGTTTTAACTCATCAAGTTTGCCTTGGTCATCTTCTGTTCCCGGCTCAAAATCAATCTCATTAGGATTTAAAATCCTTTCAATTTCATCACCATCAAAACCCGTTAGATTTAAATCAAAATCTTGCTCTCTTAGCTCACTAAGCTCAACACCAAGCAACTCTTCATCCCAACCAGCATTGAGCGCCAGCTTGTTGTCAGCAATGATGTAAGCCTTCTTTTGAGCGTCAGTAAGATGCCCTAAACGGATGCAAGGCACTTTGCTGATGCCAAGTTTCTTGGCTGCCATAACTCGGCCATGCCCAGCAATAATGTCATTGTCTGTTCCAATGAGAACCGGGTTGGTAAATCCAAACTCTTGAATGCTGCCAGCTATTTGAATCACTTGCTCTTCGGAGTGTGTCCGGCTGTTCCTTGCATAGGGTATCAGCTTGCTGATTTCTAAACTCTCAAGCTCTTGGGGTTGTTTGGGTTTCTTATTCATCTGCAAAAACAAAGTAGCATTTGAAAAAAGTTTTGACTAGAAAAATGCAGCGAGGCAGGGGAC